CAGTAGCAAGATATGATAATGAGCTTAGCAGTATTAGACCTTTAGAAGGTGACTTAATTTATCTACCTCTTTCAAATAAGTTATTTCAGATCATGCAAGTTGAACATGAGCAGCCATTTTATCAACTAAGTAATCTTCCGACATATAAGCTGAGAACAGAGCTCTTCGAATATAACGACGAAGATCTAGATACAGGTATTGATGAGATTGATGTTATAGAGAGAGCGCATGCTTATGAGTATCTACTCACATTAGATAGTGCAAGCAATGGCTTTACTATTGGAGAGACAGCTACGCAGACCTTCTCTACTGGGGTGACAATGCAGGGAGAGATCTCTAAGTGGTCTGATTCAGATAATATACTAGGACTCATCCATGTAGGAGCTAGTGATGGTCTTTATCATGAGTTTACCACAACACTACAGATATCTAGTTTAACATCAGTTGCTACTGTTACGGCTGTCGCAGAAGATAATCAGATATCAAGCAATGAGCAGAATACTGACTTTAATACTATAGGGGATGATTTCTTAGACTTTACAGAATCTAATCCATTTGGTGATCCTAGTGACTGATATGTTTGATTTTGGATTCACAGCAGTAAATGAAGAAGAGTTAGAAGCAGTTCAAAAAGTAACTGTTGCGGCAACCTCTGTTGAAGATAGACTAAATAACTTATACAATGCCATTGTACCGCTTTTAAATAACTTAAAGAAGAATCCAGAGAAAGACTATATTCTCTGGCCAAACCGTTTAGCTAAGGTAGAAGAATTTGAAGATCATCTACAGAAGATATACAAGGGTTAATTATGCTTGGTAATCATTTCTATCATGAACGGTTAAGAAAGAGTGTAGCAGTATTTGGTGCTCTCTTTAACAACATTTATGTTGTGCGTAAGAACGCTTCTAATCAAGTTATTTCGCAAGTTAAGGTTCCTCTTTCATATGCTCCTAGACGTAAGTTTTTAGATCGTATAAGAGAGAATCCAGATTTATATAATGATACAAAGGTAGCTATGAAGCTACCAAGAATGTCTTTTGAGATTACTACTATACAGTATGATCAAGGAAGGCAACTACAAAAGACAAATAATTTTCAGCAAGCAGGTACAACAGTTGAGCATAGAAATATGTTCTACACATACGTACCATATAACTTAGGGTTTCAGTTAAGTATATATGCTAAGAACCAAGATGACGCTCTACAAGTGGTAGAGCAGGTCTTACCATACTTTAACCCGCAATACACATTAACCTTAAAACCTTTTGCTGATTATCCGGATATTAAAGAAGATGTTCCTATCGCTCTTAACGGAGTAGACTTTGCAGATGATTACGAAGGTGCATTAGAGCAAAGAAGAACTATCTTATATACTTTATCATTTGATATGAGAATTAACTTTTATGGACCTATACAGTCTAAAAACGTTATACGCAAATCTATAAATAACATTTACGATATAAACGCTGGAGTATCAGGAGATAATTTCTCAGGTAGAGTTACTGTGACTCCAGATCCATTAACAGCTATTGGTTTAGCAGACAGTGACTTCGGATTCACCGAGGTTATAGAAGAAAAAGATAACAGATCTTATGTACTTAACGGTTATGTAGTAACCGATTATTTTAGCATCGAGGGATAAAATGGCAATTACATTAAGAACCACAAAAGGTTCAGCTCTTACTCATACAGAGATGGATACTAACTTTAGTGAATTAGATAGTAGAATTATTGATTCTGCTGGAGTTGCTTCTATTGCTCGAACAGTAGCACTTGACTCTGCAGAAGCTTTTCAACTTCTCTTAGATTCATCAGAAATAATCAATCTTATTGATAGTAACTATATTAACAGTTTTGCTTTAGATTCAGCAGCTACATCTTCTCTTATTGCAGGGGAAGGATATACGAAGTTAGATTCAGCAGACGCTATGGGTATTATTGATTCATATGTAGATGCTGACTTTATTGCTACATATGTAGACTCAGCTTTTGTAGCGCTAAGAGCTCCAGACTATATAACTTACTATGAAGATGAGGTAAAAGGTACTGTTGATTCTGACTATATAACACTAAAGCAGAGACAATATACCTTTGTCGACGACTTCCAAGCTGATACTGAAGCTCTTATTGATTCAGATTATATACAAGCTAGACAGCTTTTTAATAATTTTATTGATTCGGCGGCAGTACGTGATATTAGTCTGGCTAATATAGTAGAAGACTCTAGTCCTGCTTTAGGAGGTAATTTAGATACCCAAGGTTTTATTATTACTCACACATTTGTTATTACTGCTGTAGACGAATTAAGCTATTTATTTGATGATCCTGAACCAGGAGGCAAGTTTTTTCAAGGTGCGGAATCTAATCCCACTCTATATTTAAGAAGAGGGGAAAAATATGTATTTGATAATAATACAGGTGCGCATCCTTTAGAGATACAAGACAGTGATGGTAGCGCATATGAAATTGGAGTAAGTAATAACAGAGATAGCGATGGCACCGGAGAAGTAACTCTTATTCCTGGAATGTCCACCCCCTTAAGATTAAGATATCAATGTATAACTCACTCAGCTATGGGTGGAATCATTAATATAGTGTAGTGATATGACTCAAGATAATGCAGAAAATGACTTTGAATATTCCAGAAGAATATATCATGATCTCTTAGCCAAAGGATCAGAAGCTTTAGATGATATGATGGAAGTAGCTAGAGCTACTGAACATCCTAGAGCTTTTGAAGTGCTTTCAGGTATGATGAAGAATGTTGGTGATATAAACGGATCATTGATGGATCTTCATAAAAAGAAAAAAGACTTTGATAAAACTGATGAAGTAAAAGAATTGCCAGGTCAGACTACCAATAATGTTTTTATTGGATCTACAAGTGAACTGCAACGTATGTTGCAACAACAAAATGATGAGGAAAATATAGTTGACATTAGCGATTACAAGAAGGATGACTGATTCTTATAATGGTAACATTAATGTCAAACGAGATGGTGTTACCCACAATTGGACTAATCAAGAAGTAGCAGAATATGCTAAATGCATGAAGAATCCAAGCTATTTTGCTTCTACCTACTGTAAAATTATTTCTCTTGATGAAGGATTAGTTCCTTTTGAGCTATATCCATATCAAGAAAAGATGTTTAATCAGTTTAATGCTAATAGATTTAATATTGTATTAGCTTGTAGACAATCAGGTAAATCTATATCTTCTGTTGCTTATCTTCTATGGTTTGTCTTATTTAATCCAGAAAAGACAGTTGCTATCTTAGCTAACAAAGGTGCTACTGCTGGAGAGATGCTACAACGTATTACTCTTATGTTAGAGAATCTTCCTTTCTTTTTACAGCCTGGATGTAGAGCTCTTAACAAAAGATCTATAGAGTTTTCTAACAATAGTAGAATTATTGCAGCTGCTACATCTGGTTCCTCTATTCGTGGTATGTCTGTTAACCTTCTATATCTTGACGAATTTGCATTTGTTGAAAGGGCTGCTGAGTTCTATACTTCAACATATCCTGTTATTTCATCTGGTAAAGACACAAAAGTAATTATTACGAGTACAGCTAATGGTATTGGTAATATATTTGAAAAGATATGGACAGGAGCTATACAAGGAGTAAATGAATACACTCCGTTTAGAGTAGATTGGTGGGATGTTCCAGGTAGAGATGAAGCTTGGAAGCTACAAACTATCGCTAATACTTCCCAGTTGCAGTTTGATCAAGAGTTTGGTAATCATTTCTTTGGAACTGGAGATACTCTTGTTAATGCGGAAACCTTAATGGCACTTAGAGCGGCGTCTCCTAAGGCTATGCTAGAAGGAAACAGTGTTTATATCTATGAGGAGACTCAGAAAGGTCATGATTATATTATGACTGTAGATGTATCAAAAGGAAGAGGACAAGATTATTCTACATTTAATGTGATCGATATTAGCACAAGACCTTTTAAACAGGTTGCTGTTTATCGCAATAATACTATCTCTCCGATCCTCTTCCCTAATATTATTTATAAATATGCTAAAGTCTATAATGAAGCTTATGTTGTAATAGAAGCTAATGACCAAGGAGCTGTTGTATGTAATGGATTATATTATGACTTTGAATATGAAAATATGCATGTTGAATCTGCAATAAAAGCTAATGCTTTAGGTATTGAAATGAACCGTAAGGTTAAAAGACTAGGGTGCTCTACAATAAAAGATATACTAGAAACTCAAAAGTTAGAGATAGTCGATGAGAATACTATTTTAGAAATATCTACATTTATAGCTAAAGGTCAATCATATGAAGCATCAGATGGTAACCACGATGACCTCATGATGAATTTAGTTATGTTTGGTTATTTTTCTTTATCTAGTCAATTCGGAGAAATAACAGATATCAATCTAAAAGAAATGATGTATAAGAATAGAATGCAAGAGATTGATAATGATATGGTACCATTTGGATTTATAGATGACGGTCTAGAAGAAGTAGAAAAATCTGATAATATTAGAGAACCGTGGGCTATAGAGCCCGACTTTCGTAACAATTTTTACTAAATAATAAAAATGATAAATAACAGTAATTGAATTCCGTATTATGTAAACCTTATAATTCGATTACTGGAAAAGGAACGAACAATGGCATTATTTACTCCTTCGGAGTCGCCGGCAATCGTAGTCAAAGAAGTTGATCTGACAGGCGGAGTGCCTAATGTTCAATCTTCAACTGGCGCGATAGTAGGTAACTTTCGCTGGGGTCCTGCTGAGGAAGTAACGCTTGTATCTAATGAAGCGGGCCTTGCTGAACAGTTTGGAAACCCAGACGATACGCATACAGTAGATTTTCATTCTGCTGCATATTTTCTAAAATATTCTAATTCTTTGCAAGTAGTAAGAGCTGTCTCTTCTGCTGCACGGAACGCAACTGATGCATCAGGCACAGCTGCTCTAATTAAAAACAGCGATACATGGGATAACGGTACATGGACTGGTAAAGTACATGCTAAGTATCCAGGCGCTTTAGGTAACTCACTTAAAGTATCTGCTGCAGGTCCAGCTACATGGAGTGGATGGGCATATGCAAGTAAGTTCGATGCTGCTCCAACAGCTAACGAACAGCACATTGCAGTTGTAGATGAAGACGGAGATATCTCTGGAACTGCAGGTACAGTACTAGAAACATTCCCATTTGTATCAGAATTAGCTGCTGCTCTAAATGATGACGGTTCAACTAATTATATGAAAAATATAATTAACAGACGTTCAGAATATATCTGGATGAACGCTATTACAGATTCTTCTGATGATTTGTCTCTTGCTAGTGGAGTTAACAGCGCAGCATTAGGTACAGCGGAAGTCGCAACTGGTTTTGATCTTTTAGAAGATAAAGACACAGTAGAAGTAGACTTCTTGATTGCTCCAGGTATGGCTAGCAGATCAGATCAAACTACTGTAGTTAACGACTTGGTAGCAACAGCTGGTACAGAGCGTAAGGATTGCGTTGTTGTTACTTCACCAGCTAGATCAGATATCGTAGGAGCTTCAACTCCTAATGCTGATGCTATCACTACAGCAGCTACATTCTCATCCACTTCATATCTGTTTATTGATAATAATTATTTGAAAGTGTATGACAAATACAACGATAAGTATATCCAGATTCCAGCGGCTTCTTCAACTGCAGGTATCATGGCAGCTTCTGATAGAGAAGCGGGTCCGTGGTTCTCACCAGCAGGTTCTCGTAGAGGTGCTTATCTAGGTGTAACTGCTCTTTCATATAGCCCCTCAAAGGCTGAGAGAGATGCTCTATACAAAGCAAATATTAATCCAATTGCTAACCTACCTGGTCAGGGTGTGTTACTTTATGGTGATAAAACAAATATGTCAAGACCTTCTGCATTCGACAGAATTAATGTACGTAGATTGTTTAACACTATTGAGAGAGCAATCGCTATTGCTGCAAGAAACACAATCTTTGAATTCAACGATGAGTTCACAAGAGCTGAGTTTGTAAATATTGTAGAGCCATTCCTAAGAGAAGTCAAAGGAAGAAGAGGTATCACAGATTTCAGAGTTGTATGTGACGATACAAACAACACTGCTGCTGTGGTAGATAGAAATGAATTCATTGCGAATATCTTCATTAAGCCTGCACGCTCTATTAACTACATTACTCTGAACTTTGTAGCTGTTAGATCTGGTGTTGACTTCGAAGAAGTAGCCGGATTACAGGTATAGGAGATAAAAAATGGCAGTACTAGGCGTAGATGATTTTAAAGCCAAGTTACGTGGTGGTGGCGCAAGACCAAATCTATTTAAAGCCACTATTAACTTTCCAGGTTATGCTGGAGGCGATGTAGAGCTTACATCGTTCTTGTGCGAGGCAGCTCAGTTGCCTGCATCAACAGTAGGTACAATTATTGTTCCTTTCCGTGGTCGTCAATTAAAAATGGCTGGTGATCGTACATTTGATGTATGGACTCCTACTATTATCAATGACACAGATTTCAATGTCCGTGATGCAATGGAACGTTGGATGAACGGAATGAATGCTCATAGTGCAAATACAGGTCTTACTAACCCTGTTGACTATGAAGCTGACCTTGTTGTTGAGCAGCTAGACAAGGATGGATCAACATCAAAGACTTACAATTTCAGAGGATGTTTCCCAACAGGGTTGTCTCCAATTGATCTGAGCTATGCTTCAGAAAATGAAATTGAACGGTTTACTGTTGAATTCCAGGTACAGTATTGGGAAGCAGCAACTACTTCTTAATACGTTATAAATAGATAGAGGGACTTAACGGTCCCTCTAAAACTAATTTTAGGAACGAAAATGGCTGATGATAGTATAAGACTTTTTGGATTTGAAATCAAGCGGGCTAAGGATAAGTCTGATGATAAACTTCGTTCTATTGTTCCTCCTGTTGACGAAGATGGAGCAGGATATGTAACAGCTGCAGGTTCTCATTACGGTACATATGTAAATGTAGATGGCGGTGAACACGCAAAAGATAACATTCAAAACATTAAGCAATATAGAGCAGTCTCATATCACCCTGAGGTAGATGCTGCTATTGATGATATTGTAAACGAATCTATTGTATCAGGCGAAAATGAATTACCTGTTACTCTCATCTTAGATCACGTAGAAGGTCTTAGTGATCAGCTTAAGAAAGTTATTACCACGGAGTTTGAAGGTATTTGTTCTATGCTTAACTTTAAAGAGTTAGGACATGACGTATTTAGAAGGTGGTATATAGATGGTAGAATCTATCACCATCTTAGT